GAGGCTGTCTCAGAGGCACTAGCATTTGTAGCTGAAGTAGATGCTGAAGTAGCGCTATTGGCTGCGTTAGTTTCGCTAGTAGCTGCGTTAGTTGCTGACAGCTCTGCTGCATCTGCGAATACATCTACACCTAACGCACTAGCTGCTGCGGCTGCTGCACTAGCAGAGGCTTCAGCGGCTTTGGTAGTTGCTGTGGTTGCTTGTGTGGACGCTGTAGCTGCACTAGTGGCAGACTCACTTGCTTTCGTAGAAGCTATAACAGCTTGGGCAGTGACTAGGCTAAGAGTAGCGTCGTTGGTAGAATCACCAGCACCACCTTCACCTCTGAATATAGCCATTGTAGCTCCTAGGAAAACAAAAGAATATAATAAAAAGAATAAAGAAAGGGGACTCCGAAGAATCCCCGTTCAGTTGTATTAGCCTTGAACAGCTAGTACGATGCCTGCTTCTGGACGGAGTACTTGAGTACCGTACAGAGTGTCAGCAGTGTAAAGAGTGCCTAAGAACTCTTGCTTGTACTGAGTCTGTGAACGAACACCTTGTTGTTCAGCCAGAACCATAGCGTCTTTGTGCAACAGAATAGAAGCACGAACGCCTGTCTCAGTTGTTGGGCAGTTGCTAGAAACATATACGTTAACGCCGTACAGGTTACCAATCTGACCGTTCTTAACACCCTTGCCGTCTACGAAGTCAGAAGACATGTAGCGGTCAATGCCCATAATAGCGTTACGCAGAGCAGGTGGAACAACATAGCTACGACCGTCCATTGGTACGTCTTCGTCATCAAGCTTCTGAATCAGGTTACGGAAAGCAGCGTCAGTGAAAGCGCCTACGTCAGCAGTGCCATCAATGTCGTATGCTTCCAGAGCTGAACCAGCACCAATCTGGAAAGAAGCGCTGTGTGCCCAAGAAGAACCGTTACCGTTACCCAGAGACTTGCCCAGAGCAAACAGATCATCGTCAACTTGCTTGGCCAAACCGTAGCCAGCGTCACCAGTGTAGAACTGACGCAGTGAAGCGAGAGCCTGTACGTTGGTGATGTCTTCGATCAAACGTGAGAACTCGAAGTGCTTGTTGATGCTGATCAGTACTTCTGATTCAACATTGTTCTGGATAGTAACAGCGGTGTTAGCTAGTTTAGCGTTAGCAGTACCACGGACAGGCTTAGGAACGTGAATGGTATCACCTTTCTTGCCAGTCATGCTCATCTTCTTAACAAGGTTCGCAAGAATCAAGTTAGTCTGATAAGCTGCTACAACCTCGTCACTCCAGATTTGTGGAATGAAAGTTGCTGCACTTGCGTTGTCTACTGCGCCGCCCATAGCGGGATATACTGAAGTTGCCATAATATAAAGTCCTTAAAGATTTAGTGTCGGACTCTCCCTTCTGAATAGGCTTTGATGATTTCATCAGATAAAGCCAAGTATCGTTCTGGATCGTCCCTCATTAGTTTAATAATGTCGGCGCGTCTATAAACTTTCTTCCCTTGCGTCTCTCCACTGCCTTGAGCTGTGCCTGTTGATGCAGTTTTGATAGCAGCTTTACGACCTGCCATTTCAGACGCTACAGTTTGATTAACCGCTTGTTGACGTTCTTTCCACGTTGTGAAGAGTTCATCTGCTGCATCATAATCGTACTGCTTGTCTGCCTGAGCAAAGAGCTGTTTTCTAATCTTAGAACCTTGAATCCAGTCAACAAACTTCTGGTCTTGTAGCACATTCTGCATGTCAGGATGACGCTGCTGTAGTTGTGAAAGTGCTGTAGACTTTTTGTATTGCTGTGTTACTGCTTCGGCTTCCCTAATCTTAGGGTGATTATCAATAGCTCTCCTGACGGCCTTGTCAGGGTCTGAGAAGAAGTCTATTTCTTCGTCAGGTTCTGGTGCTTTTTGGTTGTCGAGTTGTGTCTTTATATATTGATCGACTACGCCGCGTAACTCACCTACCTCGGAACTCTGCCGCCCTAGGAGCTTCTCAGCTTCTTGGTGCATCCGTACAATCTCTGCAGTGCTCTTCCCTTTGTACTTCTCTGGTATGTCTTCTTCAGGAGGTTGCTGATATTCAGGCTCCTGTTGAGCGGTGTTTACTTCGTCTTCGTCTTCTGGACGCTCGTCTATGAGTGTTGCCATTATTAAACTCCGTGATCTAAGTCATTGTGGAGGTTTATATTATGAAAGGGTTCTTACGAGTTAGCCTTTCTCTCTTGTAATATCTTCTGCTGACGGTTCTTCGCCCACTTCTCGGTTGCACCTAAAAAATCACCGCTAATGGGGTCTAAAGCAGAACGTACAGGAGATATAATCTTTTCAGCCATCTTGTTACAATCTAAGCAAGGTGTGTGTGTTACTCCAGATTTGACAAGTCTTTCATTGACATGTCCATCTTCACATTTAAAATCAAAAAGCAGAGCCATTACGCTTCTACTTCTTCTGGTTCCTCGTTAGCTTGCTCTTCGGCTGCTTTGATTTGAGCTTCTAAGTTGAGGATGTTTGCAATGACTGCCAGTTGCCCTTTACGGAAGTACAGGTCATTACCATCTTTACACGCTTCAACTGAGTTGATAACAGTAGCGTTCTGCATCAGGTCTTGCTGTAGTTGTTTCCAGCCAGCATCCATAAACATAGTGCGGTAGTTATCGTAATACTGCTCAAGTTCTTTATCAATCATACTGTTTCTCCATTTAGGACAGTTTTTATAAGTTATTGTTATATACTACAGCTCTATTATAACACAAAATGCTATAAAAGTCAAGTAATATTTTTATTATTTACCACTTCTCCTTATCTGCCCAGTAAGCTGCTGACATCTTGCCTTTAGCAATGTTAGAGCCGTGACGAGCTTTAAAACTAGCGCGTTTCTTCTTCATTGCTTCGCTTTCGCCTGCCTTGGGCTTGCCTGCTGTACTAGCGCCTTGCTCACCAAACCTGATTGTCTTAACTTGGTCGCCTACCTTGGCTACAACAACGTGGCTTTTCTTTGGGTGGCTAGGTGTACGCTTAGGTTTGTTATAACCGCTTACGCCTGCTCTAGCTAACCGTGGGTCTTTCTTGTCTGTTGGCATATCTATCTCTCTATAAGGTGCTTAAACAGCTACACTAAGCGGCAAAACACCACCTAGAGTAACCAAAACAGTATCTTATGCTAGTCTTGCTTGGCCTTTGGTTTCTTAACAACAACCTCTTGTTTTTCCTTGGCCTCCAGTGCAGCTAATCGCTTTAACACCTCCTCAAAGCTGGCATTAACCTGCACTACAACGTCTTGTAACTCTCTGCGTGTAATCATTGTGGCATTAGTCCTTGTGGTTGTGGCGCTGCAGGGGCTTTAGCACCCTCTTTGACAGCAATCTCACGCTCTTTAAGCAGCTGCTCAGACACTTTCAGACGGCGTTCGAACTCTTTGTCGTCCTGTGTACCCGCTTGCAGATTAGTAGTGACTGCTTTCATGCGCTGAATCTCTAGTTCCTGTGGAATTACTTGAGCTTCCATAGTAATCTTCTGCGCTCTAGCTTGAGATTCTGTAGCTTGTCCGTTAAGTGCAGCAGTTTGTGACGCTTGGAAGGCCAACTGAGCTTGCTGTGCTGCCTGCTGTGCCTGCTGTGCTTCTGGATTAGGCTCGTTAGCCTGCTTCAGAGACGCAATAAGCTCTTCACGGTTAGAAAGATTCATGTTATCAATGATAGATTGAATCAATTGTGGGTACATAGGGGTGTCTGGAGACATTGTTTGCAACAACTGCACCAACTGAGTTACTTCGTATTCACGAGCAATGATGCCTAGCGAGCTACTAACTTCAAACTTGTAGTCTGCAACAGGGTACATCTCAGGTTGGAACTGCATATAGCGATAGGCAGCCTTAGACACCAGAGGAATGATGAAAGATTCTTGGAAATTGATCAATGTACGCTTGTGACGCTTGATGATAGCGCCTAAACTCATAGAAACGCCCGCTGCCGTGGCTTCTCCGTTAATAGACCCTGAGATACCAGCACTGTCTATAGCGCCTGTAGCGGTCTGTACCATGCGTTGTAGAGCATCTGCTTGTGCAAAGGTAATTTGATTAACATTACCAAAGTTAAATGGCTGCAACACTTCTGCTGGATTACCATTTGTCAAGATAATTTTTCCTGGCCTAATCTCTGGTTTGGAGCCTCTAGGCATACGAGAAGCGTCCATAGCAATCATTGGGTGGATAGTGAGTGCTAGAGCGTCGATACGAGCGCGTAGTTCAGCGTCTAACGCCTTTTGAGAGTTATACCCTTTCTCACATACACCACGACCCCAGAAGCGGCTAGGAACAATATCCCAAGGGAATGCAATGACTGGACGATCCTGCATCATGTACGGATTCTTTTCTGCTTTAAGAAGAATACCGTCGTTGCCAATGACAACAATAGCTTCTACATAGTAGCTGTCGTCTTCTTCATCATCTACTTCTAAGTCTTCCTCTTCTGCGTCTTCGTCCGTCATAGCTTCTGTGAGCAAGTGACGAGGAACCAATCCATAATATTTGGTTAATCTTATCTTGTCTTCGTCATAGCGTGACAGGTCTTGATCTGGTTCAATGTCGGTGTCGGAAGAGGCTTCACCAATCTCTACATCACGATAGACACCTTGTTCCTGTAGCTGCTCTACAATGTGTTTAGACACAAAGCGGTCAACAGCACAGCCCATAGCGTCTTCAACAGAAGTTGCCATTGGATCAATCAAGAAGTTCTGTGGCATAACAGGCTCTATCTTAACCACTGTACGGTCTTTGATAGTAACACCAACAGCTTGTAGCTGACCGTCCATGATAGGCTGTGTTGCTGGAGCCATCTCTTTTTCTTCAGCCAGTACAATCTCTGCAATGCCTGTACCGAACACAGCAGCGTTGATTAAACACTCTGCTACACTCTTTCTAACCTTGTTTCGTTTAAAGTCATCTGTCAAGTGACGACGAAGCATAACAATGTCTTGTGGGTCTTGGTCGTGCAGATCATCTTTAATATCAAACCACTTACCACGTCCAAAGGTAGCTTCTTCCAGCTCTGCTACAGACGACTCAACAGCCTGTTGCAGCGCAGGGCTTACAATGCGGGAACGCTCAGACTCTCGTGTCTTGTCTTCGTGGCTCCACTGTCCACGCCACAGGCGGTAATACTCGTCAAAGCGCTGTGAATAGTTTGCTTCGTAGTAGTCGCGCCACGACTGGCACTTCTCACCAACCCAGCCTTCTAGTGTTTCGCTGATGTAAAAATCATCTTTATCAAAAGACATATTAGTATCCTGAGTATGAGTCTAAATATTCATGTTCATCTTCTTCAAAATCAATTGCGTAGGCTACCTTAGCTAACTGGTCTATGTAGGCTAAGGAGTCTATCAAGTCATCGTGAACAAGTGCGTTTGGGAACTGAAACAACTCGTCTAAGAACTGACTGTTCCATGTCCCCGTGTTTAATGTGATTGTACCGTGTTCAAAGCGCCCTTGCAGCGCCCATACAATCCTATCTATCTTTCTTTTATTGCCGTGTGTTAACTCTTCAATGCGGAAGAAGCGTTGGTTCTTTTTCATTATGTCATTTAAGTAGGGATAGACAGCGTTCTTCAAGGCTCCCTTTTCGATTCCGACAGCAACTGGTTGATAGTCTCTAACTGCTTCAAAGATTTTTCGTGCTGTCTCTTCAACACCCCAGCGTCCGTGAATGATGTTAGCAACCCACCAGCCCTCTTCGCTTGCCTTAACCACCGCAATTGACGTTTGGTCAAGTCGCTTGGTTTTAGTAGTAGTTTTTTGGACATCTGCAAATCCTGCCAAATCCACAGCAATATAAAACTGACCATTCTCAGGTTCTTCTTCGCTGAATTTAATATGTTCTTCTTTAAATAACTCTCCACCAGCAGCTTCAAAGGAAGCCATAAACTCTTGTCTAAACGAGAAGGCAGACATAGACTTCTTAGCTGCTTCAATCTCTTTAGGGTCTAGTAGTGGGTTGTCGTAGCTTGTAAAGTGCCAACCTTTAAATGTTTCATCGTCTGCTATACAAGCATATTGATAAAGATCATAGAAGTGATTACGACCCATTGGCGTACCAATGAAGAGTGCATTACCCTTCTGATCCGCAAGAGCAGGTCTAAGGATTTGCTCCCACACCTCTGGCTTCATATCAGCGTATTCGTCCATAACCAAGAACTTCAAGCTAACACCACGCATAGTCTCTGGTCTGTCAGCACCCTTCAGGGCTATGGTAGCGCCATTGACTAGCTTAATCTGTAGGTTGTTGACGTGGCTGCTGGCTATAACGGGGTGTCCAAGCTCTAGCAGCGTCTGCCACATAATGTCTCTAGCCTGACCCTGTGTAGGGGCAACGTAGAACACATGGCCGCGTTTAACCTGTAAGGCATTGATGATTAGTAGCCAAGCAGCTAACCTAGACTTCCCTGTCCTGCGTCCTGCCGCTATTACTTTAAACCGTGTGGGGTCGTTGAAGACCTCTTGTTGCCACGGAAGTAGAGCTACCGCTAATTCAGTCAACTAGTAAACCCACACTACAGGAGCTTCATTATCGTCAAGGTCGCGGATGTCAACATGGATGAAATTACTAGCAACTCCAATGCCATTAAAACCAAGCGCGATGGCATGTTTAACAATTGTATATCTTTGATTTCCACCACTGACTTTAATGTCAGCTGCAATGCCTTGAGCATGTGTTCCTGCTTTCTCCTTTTTAGCTTCTATGGGGTGTGTTGGGCTTCTATAGCCGCTGGTGATGATGAAGGGGAAACCACAAGCTGCTCTTAACAAGTCAAGCTTTTTAATGAGTTCGTCTTTGATCTCATTCTCGCCTGTGTACTGACAAGCAAACTCGCCTCTTGAGAAGTATTTAGATTCATGGGACATCTTGATAATCAACCTCTTCTGCTTCTTCGCTGCCAGAGATAATTGTAGTCTCTCCACCAACACCAGTTATTGATATGTTTATAGCGCTTCTGCTACCACCTGCTTTATCCTTCTCAAAATAACTAACAGGTAATAACCTATCCATACAGAGCTTCCAAGCCGCTGCTTGGTTCTTGTGGTCATCATCTAACGCTGCATTGAGAATGCTGTCTAACACCTTCCTACTCTTTGGCGATGCAAGCATTCTTGCTTTGTAGTCTTCGATGACAGCAGCATCCCCTTTAGGTCTGCCTCGTGCTACTCTGCTGCCCTTGGTTTTATTATTAACCAAAGCCTTACTGGGTCTTCCTACCTTTTTAGACATAGATTGCCTCTATAGAGTCTATGTAGTCTTAAACGCTCTTTAGTGCTTAGAGCGCTACAGTGCTTAGAGCGCCTTAACTCGCTATAGCGACATTAGAAGTAATATTTAAAGATATTTATTATATGTTTTTAATTTATATCTAAGAGGTGCTATAGGGAGTTAAAGAGCTATTAAAGAGTGCTTTTAACTATATAGTCTATTATAGCATATTTTTAGTCAAAAGTCAAGAACTATTTTCATTATTAACTAAATA